TGGCACTTGTAGTTAATTGACTTGGCATTGTTGAATCGAATGATTTATAATCTCCTGCTATCATTCTATTTTCTCCATATTTCATCATAGCTTCCGTCAATTCTGTCCACTGTTTACTATAGCAATTCACACCCACTGCACACTCAAAATGAATTGGATTATCCATTATGAATTTACAAATGGGCAGGTAATATCGCCTAACCAATAACAGTCCAGCAACAGGAGTACCAGCAAACACACGAACCTTTTCTTTTGTTAACTTTGTAGGCTCGTCTTTCAAATTACAACGATGTATTAAATGAACTCTCTCCTCGTTAAGCAATACTTCTTCCATCGCATCCACTTCTGACCATAACCAGTCAGGTGCATCCAACGGTCGAGATATTCCTTTCACAACGCGAGAACTTGGAACAATAAATTCTGATTTAGGTCTACAATAAGGCCAACCAGATGAAGCATTTAAATTGATTGCTTCAAAACCAGAAATAGAATCCAAACCTGCTAAGTTCACATCATTACTAATTTTATGCATTTGACTGCAAACATTTTTCCTTGTAGAGCAAAATTCATCATTTGCAACTCTCATATCCATTATAGCTATATCTAACAAATCAGGGTTGAGCGATTTTAGGTGCGTAAGTAACGAAAGTTCAGCTTGCCATGGACGCCAACTATTTAAATTCTTTGGAGGTCCGTGTGTCGGGACAATACCGAATACTTCTTCAACTGCTTGTGATATATAAGTTGGTTTTACACCCGATCGAAAAGTTCTCCCTGGTCCTGAATGGGGACCATAATAATTAAGTTGGGCATCATTCTCCATAAATAACGTTGGTGACATTCTATTTATTTCTTTTTCTCCTCTAAGAAATATCTTCTTATCTGGTACATCCAACGCTACTTGCCCTTGGGAACACACATCAAAATAGTGTGGTACTTGTTCGAACTTTTTCATTGCTTCTTCCAACTGTTCACGTGTCACAAATTGTGCTACCGCAAATTTCTGCCCTGTTTTTCCAGCTATATGCATTCCATACACAAACGGGTTTCTATAATTACCTATAACTATTCCCCCACATAAACCCTTAAAAGTGGGATAGGTCCATTGGTAAGATCTACATGGTGCGTTTCTTTCATATTCAATATTTCCAGCAGTCTGAGTGAATTTATAAGCTTCAAATATGGATTTCTC